TACTTATACATGGGATAGTAGTAAATTAATGACCAACTGCGCTTTTGCTATTGTGCATTTAACTTATAACGCCAATGCTGGTGTTACATCGATTGCTCAAACACAGTTTGAAATCATTAATTCGCGAATAGCACCAGGCGATGTTATTTATGATTATTTGACTAGCACCGTATATGGCGGGGCAATTCCAGCATCACAAATTGATACCGCTAGTTTGACTGCCCTAAATGCTTATTGCGCCCAGACTATTACATTTAATAATTATCTTGGCGTACCAGAAACACAGCCTAGATTTACCTTTAATGGCGCAATCGACACTACTAAAAACATATTAGACAATGTGCAAAGTATTGTGAATTGTTGCGATTGTTTACTTAAATACAATGAGATTTACGGAGTTTGGTCAGTTATTGTCAATCAGCCAACTTACAGCGTGGCTATGGATATTAACGATAGCAATATGGTTTCTGCTATTCAAGTCGTGTCTTTAGATATTTCTAATACCTATAACATTGCACAATGCCAATTCCCAGACATTAGTCTAAATAGCTCTTTTAATACTAGCACGGTTAATTTGGCTTTAGTTGCGCCATCATTGCTTTACCCTAATGAACCACAAAACGCCCAAACCATTCAACTGCCATTGGTTAATAACGATGTGCAAGCCCAGCTTTTAGCTACACGATTCTTAAAAGCGGCACGAATGGATTTGCAAATTACTTGCACCATAAACTATATTGGTTTGGAATTAGAAGCTGGCGATATTGTTACTGTAACTAATGCCAATTATGGTTTTGTGGCAAAACTATTTAGAGTTATCAAAGTAGAGCAAAACTTTGCGCCAGACGGCACAATTTCTGTGGCATTGACATTATTGGTTTATGACCCATCGGTTTATAACGATGCCAGCGTTACACAATATAAGCCACAGCCTAATAGCGGATTGCCAGCACCTAACAGTTTTGGCACTATACCAGCCCCAGTTATTGCTAATTCATTACCAAATGCGGCAAATCCATCATTTCAAGTAGACATAACAAGTTCTACAAATGGCATTGTGCAATATGCAGAAATTTGGTATTCGGCTTATTCCAATCCATCTCCATCACAGCTTATATTTGCTGGCACAACTGCCGTGCAACCTAATGGTATACCCTATGGTAATTCAGTTGCATTACCACCAGTAACGCTATCAACAATTTCTGCTGGTAATTGGTATTTCTTTACCAGAATGGTGAATTCTGTAGAAACATCACTATATAGCCCGCCAAGTAGTTTATTTACATGGCGGCCAACTACATTTGTTCAATATCCAGAACGCTATTTAAGTATTGCTTATGCCACAAGTCAAACTGGTACAGGATTTACTTCAAATCCTAGAGGGGCAACTTATTATGGTATTGCAAATACTAATATTCCATCATTTGATTTAACGCCAACAGATTACATCTGGTATCCAGCAAATCCCGTATTTGGTAGCTCTGGCACATTAAATTATTTGTTATTTTGCAATCGTGGCAATAACTTTATTAGCTTTGCTACTGGTAATGCCGCACCATCAGCGGGTTCTGCATTGTTTGTACCAACTGACCCTAACTATGACCCTACTATTTGGCAAGGGTTGGAAGATGGTTACAACATTATTGATCTTAATGCCCGTACTGGTCAGCTTATTCAAACTGGTACTACTACTGTAGGTACTGGAGAAATTGCAGTAAACAACAACCCACAAGGTCAAGTAGTTGCATCATTGGCGCAATTATTAACTTTCCCTGGCGGGGCTCAAACTTATACATCTAGCGTTGCTACATTGACTGTGGATGTATATGGCCGTGTTGTTGGATTTGTACCGCCAGATACATTTAATTACACTATGACCGCTTTTGATGCTTCCAGCGGTCAAACGGTTTTCCATGTAACACGGGGAACAGAATATTTATCTGGAAACTGTTTAGTATTCCAAAATGGTTTATTGCTTGATCCTAGCGAATATACCGATACTGGCGGTTCAACTGGAAATGTCACTTTAGCAATTGGGGCTAATCTAAACGATATTATTACAATCATTTCTATGGCTTCTGTGGCCGTATCAACCAGCACTACCTATAATAGTTTTAGCAGAAACTCAGATACATTAAGTAATACTGGATCATATACCGCATCAGGGTTTACTCTAGTTAGCGGCAATGAATTGTTATTCTTAAACGGTACAGTAATTAATGCACAAGACTATAATATATCTGGTCAAACCATTAGTTTTGTAAATGCTGTTTCTGGTGATTTGCAAGTTATTCAATGGACAAACAATAATCAAGGCCAACCAAACGGCAATCCATCAAATACTGATGTTTATACAATTCCTGGTCAAGCAACTTATCCGTTTACTTTCAATCCATTAGCATTTAATCTATATAATAATGGGGTATTATTATTAGAAACTGTGGATTATTCTGTAACAATTGGAAGCTATACATTGGCGCAAACACCAACAAGCAACCTTAATATCCTAGTAGAGCAATCATTTAATAGAAATGGGGCAGTATGACACAAGCACTTAATTTAGCTAATTTTGCAAATTTTCTTAATTCTTCTGGTGTTGCTGGGACTGGCGGTGGTGGCACGGGAACAAATATTGCTTCCAATGATTTAACGGTTAATGGTCTTACTGTTGGTAAGGGAACAGGTGCAGTTTCTACAAATACTGCTGTTGGTAATGGTGTTATGGCGGCTACGGCTACTGGCGGCAACAATGTGGCATTAGGTTATCAAGCATTAATAAGCAATACAAGTGGAACTTCTAATACGGCTTTGGGCAGACAAGCTGGTTACGCTTTAGCGGCTGGATTACAAAATACTGCTGTTGGTGCAAATGCAATGGATAGCGGTGATGCTTCTTATTCTGTTGCTGTTGGATATACTGCTTTATCTGCTAATAGCGGTTCATATAATGTGGCAGTTGGTAATGCGGCACTTAAATCAAACACCACCGCATCTGATAACACAGCAGTAGGCTATCAAGCTGGTTATAGTAATACTACTGGAACAACCAATACATTTTTAGGTTATCAATCTGGTTATGCAGTAACAACAAGTGGTGATGGTACTTATCTTGGTTGGCAAGCTGGTGCTGATGTAACAACTGGCGCAAATAATGTATGTGTGGGTTCTTTTGCTGGAAGATATACAACAGGAATAGTCACTGGCGGTCAAAATATTATGATTGGTGCATACACAGGTTCTGCATCAACATCTGCTAACTACCAAATTGTTATTGGCTATGGCGCAATATCTAAAGGTGCTGGTACTGGGTATATAAATCCTGGTTCAGGTGGTGTATATCAAGGTAATAATTCATCCACTTGGTTACAAACTTCTGACCAGCGACTAAAGAAAAACATTGTTAGCAACAATACAGGTTTAGATGTAATTAATGCTATTCAAGTTCGTAACTTTGAATACCGTTTACCTGAAGAAATAACTGAACTTGATTCAAATTGTGCGGTTGATGTAAAAGGGGTTCAATTAGGTGCTATTGCCCAAGAAATTCAAACAGTATTGCCTGATTGTGTAAAAGAAGAATCTACTGGTGTACTTCGTGTAGATACTGATAACCTGACTTGGTATCTAATTAACGCAGTAAAAGAACTAAAAGCAGAAATTGACCAATTAAAGGCTAAATAAAATGTTAGAACTCACACCTGAACAAGAAGTACAACGCAACTACGATGCCGCAATGGATAGCGTAAACCTACTCAATGCTGGTAAGCCTGAAAAGATGACCGATGCTGAATGGGCAGATACAGTTAAGCGTAATAAAGAACACCTTGAAATTCAAATTGCAAAAGGTGCAGAATATTACGGTTCTAATGATTTGACATCATTTACAGCGGCAATTAACAAATAATTTAACCACAATAGGAATATAAAAAATGAAAGATATTACATTAACACTTACACAAGATGAAGTAACTGGCTTGTTAATGGCTTTAGGCGAGTTTCAAATTAAAAGCGGATTAGGGCCTTTGGCTGGTAAAATTAAAGAGCAATTAGATGCACAAGCGGAAGTAATACCGCCCAAAGAATAAAATACAAGACATGATTTAAAGCCGCCTGTGAGGGCATAGGGGCTATATCGAGAATTGGATTAATCATGGCAATGTTTTCGCAAAATACGATCACTCAAGTTAGTGGTTTTGATAACCCTTGTATAGCGGGTGAATTGGTCTGGGAACAGCAGACTTATTGGAATTTAGACATCGTAGGGTCTGATGGTGTAACGCCATTAGATTTAACATCTGCCACGATTGATGCACAAATCATTCGTAGAACAATTACAAATTTGCAAGATTCAAGATATGGCTTGTCGTTTGATATTGGTGATTACAGCCCAACTCCAACGCCTATTAGTCTTACTATTACAAATAAAGTTGCCGCACAAGGCAAATTTACTTTAGTTATTAACGATTCAACCTGGGGGCTAATGGCCGATGATCCAGAATTAGATATTGGCGCACAAGACTGTGTTGCTTATTCTGGTCGTATCAAGATTAGTTTTCCCGCATCAGGATCAAACCCCGCAAATGATTACATCATCTTCCTACTTTTTCTGATCCGTTCTGATGGCATCGTAGTGGAGTAATCATGGGCATAAAAGTTAATGTAACGGATCAAAATAATGTGTCCGTATCTGTAGTGCCACAAGCACGGCAGACAGTTAAGGTTGCAACTCCACCCAATCAAACTATCAAGATTGATCGTGGTTTAGTTGGCCCACAAGGATTAAGTGGTTACTCAGGTTATAGCGGTCAATCTGGGCAATCTGGATTATCTGGATTTAGTGGTTACTCAGGTCAAAACGGCACTATTGGTCACGATGGCGCATCTGGCTACTCTGGTTACTCAGGATTTAGCGGATATAGCGGATCAGGTACAAGTGGCTATAGTGGTTTTTCTGGTACTTCTGGATTTTCTGGCGCAATAGGGCAATCTGGATTATCTGGTTATTCTGGATTCTCTGGTCAATCTGGATTTAGTGGATCAGGCGTAAGTGGCTGGTCTGGATTTAGTGGAACATCTGGGTATTCTGGATTTAGCGGTTACTCTGGATCGGGTGTAAGCGGATATTCTGGATTCTCAGGCGAATCTGGATTTTCTGGTATTTCTGGATTTAGTGGAATATCGGGTTATAGCGGATATAGCGGTCAAGTAGGTGCATCTGGTATTTCTGGCTATTCTGGATTTTCTGGAATGAGTGGTCAGCAAGGTACATCAATCAACATTAAAGGATCAGTAGCAACTCCAGCCGATTTGCCTTTAGTTGGCAATCTTCCTAATGATGCTTATATTGTCGATTCCAATGGCGATCTTTATGTATGGTCTGGCACGACTTGGAATAATGTAGGCGAAATTGTAGGGCCACCAGGCACATCTGGTTATTCTGGTTATAGCGGTTACTCAGGAATTTCTGGTTACAGCGGTTTCTCAGGAATTTCTGGCTATTCTGGTTACTCTGGTATATCTGGCTTTAGCGGTAGCGGTGTAAGCGGTTATAGCGGCTTTTCTGGGTATTCTGGTAGTGGCGTATCGGGCTGGTCTGGATTTAGCGGTATAAGTGGTTTTAGTGGATTCTCAGGCTATTCTGGTAGCGGTGTTTCTGGTTACTCAGGATTTAGTGGTATATCAGGATATTCTGGCGCAGTTGGACAATCTGGTACAAGTGGATATTCTGGATTTTCTGGAATCAGCGGTTACTCTGGTAGCGGAGTATCAGGATATAGCGGCTACTCAGGAATAAGTGGGCAAAATGGACTATCAGGCTATAGTGGTATTTCTGGATTTAGTGGCTATTCTGGTATTAGTGGTTACTCTGGTTCTGGCGTATCAGGATATTCTGGATATTCGGGTAGCGGCATTAGTGGATATTCTGGCTATTCTGGTATTTCTGGGTATAGCGGAATTAATGGTGCATCAGGTTATTCTGGAATAAGTGGTTACTCTGGCATCAGCGGATTCTCTGGATATTCTGGCATTAGCGGATATTCGGGTAGTGGTGTAAGTGGATATAGCGGTTACTCAGGCTATAGCGGATCAGGTGTATCTGGATATTCTGGCTACAGCGGCATTTCTGGTTATTCTGGTAGTGGCGTTTCTGGTTATAGCGGTTACAGCGGCTACTCAGGAATTAGCGGATTCTCTGGTTATAGCGGTAGTGGTGTTTCTGGCTACTCTGGTTACAGCGGATATTCTGGCTCTGGCGTAAGTGGCTATTCTGGTTATTCTGGAATTTCTGGATATTCTGGCGCAGTTGGTCAAAGTGGCTATTCTGGAATTTCTGGTTACTCAGGATTTAGTGGTCAAAACGGTGGCGGTGGCGTACAAGGCTTTTATGGTTCTTTTTATGACACAACCAATCAAACTGCCGCAAATACAACAACAGCTTATGTTGTAAACATTGGTAGTCAATTTGAAGCTAATGGCGTAAGCATTGTTTCTGGTAATCAAATTAAATTTGCAAATGCTGGTACATACAATCTTGAATATTCATTGCAATTTGCAAATTCAGATTCCAATGGCGATAATGTCGATGTATGGCTAAGAAAAAATGGTTCTGATGTTGCAGATAGTAATTCTATTTACAATGTGCCAGGTACAGCGCATGGCGGTGCTGGTGCGTTAATTGCCGCAGTTAATTATGTTTTAACAGTTTCCGCTGGTGATTATTTGCAATTAGCTTGGGCAGTTTCTAATACAAGCATTTCTATTACAACAACTAGCGCACAGACTGGGCCAACTGTGCCAGTAACGCCAGGTGTAATTGTTACCGCAACTCAAGTAATGTATACCCAATCAGGATATAGCGGTATTAGTGGCTATTCGGGTTACAGCGGAATTTCTGGCTATTCTGGTATATCTGGTTACAGCGGTTCTGGCGTATCAGGTTATAGTGGATATTCTGGTTATTCTGGATCAGGCGTAAGCGGCTATAGTGGATATTCTGGAGCACAAGGTTTATCTGGATTTAGCGGTATTTCTGGCTATAGTGGATATTCTGGATCAGGCATTTCTGGTTACTCTGGTTATTCAGGAGCAGTTGGCGCATCTGGCACAAGTGGATATTCTGGATATAGTGGTTCTGGAATTAGTGGTTATAGTGGTTTTTCTGGAATTTCTGGTTATTCAGGATATTCTGGATCAAGCGATACTTGGCTAGGCGCATGGTCTAGTTCAACCGCTTATGTAATTAGAAATATTGTTTCTTACAATGGTTCTAGCTACTACTGTATTTTGGCTAATACTAACCAAATACCAACAAACACTACTTATTGGAATCTACTAGCCCAATCTGGTTATTCTGGTTATAGCGGCACAAATGGTACAAATGGTGCATCTGGATATAGCGGTTACTCTGGAGCAACTGGCGCACAAGGAACATCTGGCTATAGTGGTTATAGCGGTGCAACTGGCGCACAAGGTACTAGCGGTTATTCAGGATATTCTGGTGCTACTGGTGCAACTGGCACTAGCGGATATAGTGGATTTTCAGGCGCAACTGGAGCAACTGGAGCATCTGGGTATTCTGGCTATTCAGGATATTCTGGTACTGCAACATTGGCCGCTGGTGGCGTTGTTTTGGAAAACGGACAAACCATCACCAGCAATTACACAATGACCAGCGGTAAAAATGGCATGAGTGCTGGTAAAATTACAGTTAATACTGGAGTTACAGTAACTATCCCTACTGGATCAAGGTGGGTAATCGTTTAATAATATAAAAATATGATAAGACAAGATGAAGTAAATAAGTTGATGAACAACTATGAACGGGCTGTATTTTTAAAAGGTGATCCAGTTTACCCAAGAGAATCGGCTCGTTACTTTTGGGCTAGAGATAATCTACTTGGCAAAAAAGTATTAGAAATAGGTTGTTCTAATGGCTATGGCAGACAATTTTTGCCAAAAGACATTGAATATACAGGGCTAGATTACGACCCTAAAATTATTGAAAACGCCAAAGCCCAACAATGGGATGGTATTAACAAATTTGTTAATGCCGACATCAATACCTATCCTTTAGAACAATACGACACCATTATTGCTTTTGAGGTTATAGAGCATTTAGACAATGGTTTAGAAATTGCCAAAAAACTTAAAAAGCATTGCAAACGGCTTTTAATTACTTGCCCCTGGAATGAGCCAAAAGGGTTTTGGGGCGAACATCACAAAATTCACGGCATAAACGAAAGCCATTTTAAAGGTTTTAATATTTCCTACATTGGCGAACACGGAAATATATCCAGATACCCTAAAGCAATTAACGAATTCAATCGATTTAATTTAATGATAGCTAAATACGATTCTGTCCCACAGAAAAAAGGCGTTTTATGTTCTGTGGCTACACGGGGCAGATACTTTACTACCCTTCCATTAGTGTTAAACGCCATTATTAATCAAACGGTATTGCCAGATAAGCTGGTGATATTTGATGATAACGATGAACCGTTAGATATGCGAAAAGAAATGATTTATCAATATTTCTTTCAAATGTTAGACATTAAGGGCGTGGAATGGGAGTGGTTGTTTGCAGAAAAGAAGGGCCAGCACCATATACATCAAATGGCTAATACGATGGGCTATGAATGGGTTTGGCGGGTTGATGATGATGCCATTCCAGAACCCCATGTATTAGAAGAATTATCATCACACATTGCAGACAATGTTGGCGCAATCGGTGGCGAAATTCTTACTCCACCTTTACAAATTGATTGTTCCCAATCAACTGGTAGGGTAGAAAATATAGATAAAGAACCCAATATACAATGGGATCGTATACAAGCCGTGCAAGAAGTTCAGCATTTGCATTGTTCATTTTTATACCGTGCTGGTGTTTATGATTATAACTTAGGGTTATCCCGTGTAGCCCATCGGGAAGAAACATTATTTACATACGGTTTGTATCTTAACGGCTACAAAATTTTAGTTGTGCCATATGCAACAACTTGGCATTTAAAAAATCCGCAAGGCGGCATCCGTAGCGAAACTAAAGAGGAAATGTACCAACATGATGAAACTATTTTCAGAAATATTATTGGGTTGGGTGATTGCACCCCTGTGGTTCTTAATTGCGGTGCTGGCGATCACATTGTATGTAAGCGTGTTATATCTCAGATACGCAATCCTATGGTGTTTAGTTGTTATCCTGAAATAGTGCCAGGTAGACCTATTGCGGAAGCCCAAGCCATGTTTGGCGATATAGACCAATGGAATATATACAAAAAAATGGCGCAATGGAACTGGACTGGCAGTTTAGAAAATGCGTATAGGAAGTTGTATTTATGATTTTGATAGCCCCGTTTGCCAAACCATTGATTAATGGCAAAAACAATCCCAAAAACTACCCTTACTGGAAAGAATTAATTGCCCAGATAGATGAACGCATTATTCAAGTTGGCGTTGAGGGCGAAGAACAGCTTGTGCCAGAGTTTGTTAAAAACTTGCCAATCGCCAGACTAAAAGAATTAATAGCCGAATGTCGCACATGGATTGGTTGTGATAGTTTTTTTCAGCATCTTGCATGGGACTGTGGCAAGCCTGGCGTTGTATTATGGTCGGTATCTGATCCGCTGATATATGGTCACCCAGAAAACATTAATTTGTTGAAAGATCGTAGTTATTTAGCACCAAATCAATTCTTATGGTGGGATTTCACCGAACATAATCCAGATGCTTTTGTAAAGCCCGAAGAAGTGTTAAAATTCATTCTGTAATATATCGGACAATATAATATTTTCATTAACCTTTACTTTGATTTTATTATGCCCGATCAGATGACACCAGACCAAGAAAAAGAAATAATGAAGGAAGCAATTGAGGAATGGTTAGATAAACAATTTGCTAAGTTCGGAAAATGGTCATTAGCCACATTACTTGCTGGCGCAATCGTTTGGCTGTTTTACGGTTTTCTTAGTATTCAAGGGTTTCATAAATGAACGCAATATATGAAAAGATTAAAGCCACAATTCGGGGTGCAATTAAATCCAAAACGATGTGGTTTAGCGGCCTTATTACCGCTTTGGGCGCAGTTTCAGACAATTCCCAGTATTTGCGTGGATTGCTTGACGATATTAGTTTTAATACGGTTATGATTGGCATTGGTGTAATTACCGCTTTATTGCGTATTGTTACTACCAAGCCATTAGACGAAAAATAATGTTTCCCTTACCTATAGGTTTTTATGTCAAAGCTGGTTTGGTTGCTTTGTTTCTTTTTGGCTCTGGTTTTATCGGTTATCGTATTGGTCATAACGGCTTGGTGGAATATCAGGCCGCAGAACTTAAACAAAAAGCCGAATGGGAACAAAAGGTAGCTAATCAACAAGCCCAACAAACACAGAAAGCCCAAAATGAAAAAGATGCCCTTGAAACTCATTATCAGTTACTTCTTAGTCAGTACCGTTCTATTGGCTTGCACAGCCGCACCACAAGTGGCAGTACCGCCACCCTTGCCATACCAAACGAAGAATTCAGATTATCTGGGTCAAATGTCGAATTTCTTATCAACTTTGCCAAGCAATGTTCAGCAACAGAGATAGAACGAAACGATGTCATCGAGAAATATAACGATCTAAGATGACTGGTAACTTTAAGAATTGCCTGGCTTTATTATTAAAGTCAGAAGGCGGCTTTACAGATAAGCTGGGCGATGGTGAAAAGTGGACAAATATGGGTGTTACTAACACCACATGGTCAGAATGGACTGGACACGAAGCAACTGAAAAGGAAATGCGAAATCTAACCATTGACCAGATTAGCCCACTATATGAACAACGATACTGGCGATCAACTTATTGCGAGGTACTCCCCAGAGGATTGGACTTTTTGGTATTCTCAATGGGGGTCAATGCTGGCCCAGGCAGAGCAATTAAATTGCTTGAACAATCCGTTGGTGCAGTCGCAACTGGAATTCTTGGCCCACGAATTACTAATCAGATTGCCCATTCAGATGTTGGACAGCTTATCGGGCAATACTCAAAACAAAGAAGTGAATACTATATTAGCCTACATCGGCCACAGTTTATCGATGGCTGGCTAAAAAGAGTAGAAAACGAAAAAGCCGAAGCCCTCAAAATGGCTGGGTTAAATCCACAAAGTTGAAATGTCCAATATCGACATCATAGAACCATTCATCTTCTTTGACCGCCCTATTTTTGACTTCTATCAATGGGCTACTTTCCACAATCTCTGTTTTCACCCAATACGCATTGACTAACGGGGTTGTGCAAACAAATAACAAAGTTGGCAATTTATTAGCAAATAATTTCTTTTTGCGGTGGGCCACATGAATTGTGGGATATGGGCAGTATGGCGCACCAACTCCCCAATCCCGCTGTTCTACTTCAACATATGCAACTAGGCGGCCATTTTTATATAACACCAAATCTACGCCATATTTATCAGGATTATCTATGGCTTCTAATCCCCAAAAAACCTTGATCCATTTGGTAACCGCTTCCCGTGCTGGCGGGTCGCACTTATCAAACATTTCCTTGTTAAATGGTTTATACGCCAAGATACACCCAAAATCCGTAACCAAATATACCAACAAACAATAAAGCCATTAAAAAGCCAATTAAACCGCCATGATCGGGTTCTTTGGGGTAAGTAATAGCAGAACAGTAATAAGCATCTTTAAACGCCTCAGATAGCGTTCTAGGGCTTTTTAAGTATCTTTGGTAATTATTTACAAAATGTTCGTAACTCATCCCTCTTGTGCCTTTCTTAGTATTGCTCTAATCATTGGAATAGCGTTTTTTTCAGTCAATTCCCAGTAATCACCCATGTCTAAACACAAAGCATTTATAAAATCCCATATTTCCTCATCTGTTAGTGTTTTTGCTGAATGAGTTTCTTTCCCTACTTGATATCCCTGTTGATAAGACCAATCTACTAAACTTGCTGGATGGGTGTAGAGTGGAATAAGGTCATCTACTGGAAAGAAGCTGTTTTTGTCAAAGTAATTACCTTTACCATCTGTCCACGCTACTGGTTCATTGTTCATTTCTCTTGCGCCTTTCTTAGTATTGCTCTAGCAAATGCTGGTTCATTGTTCATTCGCAGTTCTTTCTTAATCGTTTAGTTTTATCTTCGTTATCACTAAAGTATTTACAATCCTTACCTTCTCTTGGGCTGTTCACAAAGTAGGACTGGTACTCTGGTGTAGCTCTAGCAGTAAACCGATAGCACCTCTCACGCTTCTTACAAGTCTCGTCACGACACATTGTTATATCAGCCATTTTCTTGTGCCTTTCTTAGTATTGCTCTAGCAAAAATAATGTTTTGTTCGCCTGTGTCAGTTTCCATGCCGCTCCAAATTTCAATTATTTCCTCATCTGTTAGTGTCTTTGCTGGATGGGTGTAGAGTGGGATAGCTTGATGACTAATTTTCATTTCTCTTGTGGGTTTTTCAAAGGTCAAATATGCACTTGTATTTTGGGAGTTTTCCATCATCCATGCTACTGGTTCATTGTTCATTTTGCGCCCCTTACTAATTCATCAATTAACTTTAATTCAGCTTTCAACGCCTCAATTTCAGCTTGTTGCTCTACTACTTTTGCATAAAGTTTGTCGTGATTAACAAGTAAAGAATAATAATCAGCTTGTTGCTGGCGTAGCATGGTGGCTATTTCTTCTCTAGTTACAAGCTTGTACCAACTGTCTACTTCTAATAAATCAGCTAGTTCATTTGCGTTCATTTCTCTTGTACCTTTACATTAATATTCATAAACTGCTTAATAGTAGGTGACCATGTATCACGCCAGTCCTCTAAAAATGCCACCTGTTGTTTTAAGTCTTTGATTTCAGCTTGTTGCTGGCGTAGCATGGTGGCTGCTTGTTCTCTTGTGCCACCTTCCCAATGACCTTGCTCTAATTTATCAGCTATTTCATTTGCGTTCACTTGTTCTTGCTCCAGCCGTTGCATTTAGCCAAAAACTCTATGGCCCTGTCGAACTGTTCTTGCATATATTCAAGGTCATCAGCTTGTTTGCGTAACATCGTGGCGGCTTGTTGAATAATATCGCCAGGACAATAATCAATTATTTGATCTAATTGTTCTGCTAACTCTTGTGGTGTCATATGTTTTCCTTATAAGTTATTGTTGATTCAATTTCTTGATTTTCTACATCAATATTGACTGTCCAACTTCCATCTTTTTCTAGAATGGGCGTGTTAAATATCCGATCCCAGTTTTTATCAAATTCTTCTTGATTTAATATTGGGCGTGGCGCATCACCCTTGCCGCCATCCCTAGTTGTCATTAGTTTATTTCCTTAACAAACGCACCCAATTCAAGAATTGCCCAAATGCCCCACCACCACCAAGCGGCATCACCGTAATATAAGAAAAATGCTGTTAATAATCCAATCATCTTGACCCCCAAATTTGAATTTCCAATTGTTCAACTTGTTGCATTAACCATTTATTCTTGGACTGCAAAAATTCAATCTTTTCTTTTAACTGCTTAATCAAATCATCTTTTTCAGCTTCAATGCGATCTTCGGTGGTAAATGTTGTCATTTTGAATCCTTAAATTTCAAAATTGGTTTGGTTAATGCTTCTGTAATGTATTGCATATACTGTTTCAACTCATCTATGGTTTCACCGCCAACTGAAGCTGGGCAATGCCCCATTGGTTTGCCCATTGCATCATAATAGACTTCTCTGGCTTCAATGTATGGTTGATCTGGATATTCTTCATCCACCATATGCACCAACCTAACATTCCACATTACTTGGCCCTTTCAATGAATTTCCCAACGCTATATCGTCTTTATTAAAGATTTCGTTATACAACACATATGTTGGGTTTCTAGGCGCATCGGGATTAAATTTGCCCCGCACAATAAACCCTAAAAACACACGACAAGCCATTAACTGTTCTTCACAACGATACCGCAAATGGCAATTGTCGCATGGGGAAGTTTCCCATTTCAATTCATCGTAATGTCTGGCCATTAAATATGACCCCAGCGTAGGTATAAAGTTAAAAATACCGTAGCCACGATCACTATTGCCATTAAACCGCCTTGAATAAACTCTTTCATTTAATTCCCCCAAAAAAGATGCCCCCGTAGGGGCAGTTAATTAATTAAGTTTTTGTGCAACAACTTCATTGCGTGTATCTGTATATTCAAAAAAATAATGTTTTACTTGATTCATTATTTGGTTAGCTTGTTCTGTTTTTCCCATTAAATTTAATTCTTGAGCATCTGATAACAAACCAGCAACATACATATTTATGTTGTATTGACGGCCAAAATGAATGTCTAATTCTTTAATTGTGCAACCAAACATATCTAATTCTGTGTAAGTTTGTTTCATTTTTACTACTCCTTTTTAATACCATCCCCCGATGGAATGATTCCATTTTAGGCATATTTTGAGAAGTATTATTGATCTAGGTCAAGAAAATGAAAAATAATTGAATAAATTGTGTAATTTATGCAACATA